TCTATCTCCAGTTTCTTTGTTGGCGTAATCCAATCTGTCCAATGCACACCCTTGTTAGGGCGGTTCGCTGCTTCGGCTATCTGATAAGGCGTGTATTCACGGGCACGCTGTGCCAATGTCATCTTGCCTATCGTCGTGTCAATCAAGGCGAGGTATTGTTGTAGTGCTATCGCACGCTCAACACCACCCTGATACTTCAGCAGTGACGCAATCATCTTGCGCTCATACTTCAGTGGGCACATCAGTTCTTCCCACATCCGTGTGTGTTGGTGATTCTTCCCACGCTCGACACGCTGTTGGTGCTTCTGTTCGGCAACGATACGAATAATCTCTGTGCGTGTTGAATCATGTAACTTGCGCTTTTGCAAGCGGTTCAACAATTCGTTCTCGGTTAATTTCATGTAATGTCTGTAGCGTAATCGCATGATTAATCTCTTTCAAAGTCAAGGTCAGACAATTATAACTTGGACTATCCGTGATTTATCACGATGGCTACCAACTTGGACACGCTGTAGCCCGCATGAACACAGGCTTGGAGGGAAAAGTGTCCGTGGTGTATATCTGTTTTGGCAAATGCCAAAACCAAATCCTTAAAAGGTAAGTCTTTACAAGAAAGAAAATACACACATATATAAATACCCATCCATATATATATAAATAAATTAAATAGATATATATAACGGACACTTTTTGGCGGATGCTAGTGTTCATGCGGGTTGGGAGATGTCTGAGTTGGTAGCCAGTCGGATAAATCATGGATAGTGCTGGATAGTAGATACTTTAGTTGTAACGGGGACATTTGTCCCCATTGTTGTCACCATGCGAGGGGTTGTTGCACCATACTTACGCCTTGTTGGGCTATCCAGTTGTTGCGTTCGCTCTCGCTTGCAGAGACGATGCTTGCGCCACCTATGAAACTTGCACAATGGAGCACATACTCGCGCCACTTCTTATCGTGTGGCTTGCTTGGGTAGTAGTCTTGGACTACGAGTGTGCCCTTGGGTGTAGGGATGTTGGCTATGTTCTTGAATTGTTGATATTTACGCATGATGATTCCTTACTTGATGAGGGTTGAGAGGAGATAGATACAGAGGAGTTGGAAGGCGACAGAACCTATCGCCCAGAGTATGTTGTTACGCATGGTCATCGCTCCAGTTGTTGATGATGTAGCCTAAGAGCAGGCCGACGATGAAGCCTGATGCCCACAGCATGATGAGCCAGAGCCAGCCCGTGCCGAAGGTGTCGAGCCCACGAGTGGCAATGATTGCGCCGTAGAAGGCGAACATCGACATAAAGACGATGAAGAGAACATCTTTTGCATTGAACATAGTGAGTCCTTACTTGGTTAGTGGTTGGGTTTGTGACTTGATTGCCTTCCAGTCTTGGGGCATAGCGTAGGCTGTGCCTGTCTTGGGTTCGGCGGGCGCAAGACGCAAGGTCTTGAGGTTGTAGTTCAATACCAACAGGGCGTTGGGATTGATGCGTTGTCCGAGTTTGAACATGGTGCTTCTCCTAGTAATGGGGACAGTTGTCCCCGATGTCGGGCAATATCGCCCCGCAAACCTAGCACGCTAGGCTTGCAGAGTTGACTGCTTATGGGCGTGTGGACACCATGTGGAAACCACTCTTGCTGAGTTTGTCCCAATAGGTTTGCGCCACTACGATGTGGTCTAGTTCGATGCAGACTGTGTATGTTGCGGGAAAGCCTGCGAGTGGTGCGAAGTGGATTGAATACATGATGAATCTCCTGAGTAGACAAAGAAAAGAACAACGGTGAAGGCTCGCGCCCGCACCGCTTGGAGGAATGGGGACATGTGTCCCCGTTGTGATTAATCTTAGAGTTGCTCTAAGGCTTTCTTGGCGAGAGTCTTGCTCTCGAATAAAGACAAGAAGCGTTTGGCTTCTGTCAGTTGCTTGCGTGTGAACTCTGGCTTTGAGTCTGAGCCCGCACCAGTAGGCAAGATTGCGTCGAGCGTGCGAGACAATGCCTTGCGACAAGCCTCGTATGAGTCAGCACTGCTGTCGAGCACTTGCGTGCCCTCGGCTTTGCCCTCACCCGCAACGAGTGCAACTTTGTATGACTTAGCAAAGAAGGGGAGCAACTGCACACGAACAGCGTCGCGATTCTTACGGCGTCCGAACATTGCCTTAAGACCAGCGTAACCGCTCTCGACGAGAGTTGAACCTGCTTTGATGTCGTTGACATACTTTTGAACTGTCATTTGATTTCTCCTAGGGAATGGGGACATCTGTCCCCGTTGTTAACCACGAGGTGTGGCGGAAGTTGCTGGCTCTCCTCTGAACCAACACCTTCAGTTTGACATTGGTAGGGGAAAATAAATTTGGGAAAGTCCGTTTTAGTCGAACCCACCCTACCCCCATCAACCCTATACAGTGGCTGAACTGCGTCGTCCTATGAACACTGTTTCGTAACCACAATCCCAATTTCTGTAATACTTAATCACTACCCCCACAAATTTTATAAAAAATTCCAAGAAACCATGTCTAACTCTTGACAAGCACAAATAAAAAAAGCCCCCTGTGTTTCCACGGGGGGCTAAGGATGGTTATCCCATCAGGAGAAGCAAATGTGCACGGAGACTTGACAACTGCTTGCACACTTACCAGAAGTTAGTATACACTCACACCTATCGGGAACGCAACCCGCAAACCGTCAGGGATAAATGCTCGAGCACTTAGTAGATTTTGAACCTCCAGTTATGGAGCACAAGCCGAGGGCAACAACGCCTTTGGAAAAAGCGTCGCCACAAGAAACCCTTAACGCCCAAGTCAACACGACTGCGTGGCTAGAGAAGCTGGGAGTAGACGATGACGACAAGGCACTCAAAGAAGCCAACGCTAAAGCAGCGCAAAAAGTTTTTACAGCGCTTTCCACCAACACTCCTGTTGCGGAAACGAAACACCAACTCACCCAAATAAAAACCCCAGAGGCAGTACGCCATCTGGTTGCCATGCTTGCCGCATACGACTGGGAGTTTGTGGAGCAAGCCAAGAACTTGCGCGGTATGGCTGTAGCCAAGATACTGGAAGAAACAAATCACCCAGACGCCAGAGTACGGCTCAAAGCACTAGACATGCTGGGTCGTATCACGGAAGTGGCACTGTTTACAGAACGCGTGGAGATCAAGAAGGCCGACATGTCGGACTCAGAGATCGACAAGAAGATCAAGGAAAAGCTAAACAAGTTCATGGGGGTTGTGGATGTCGAAGATGTCGCAGCCGTGAACGACGTGTATATAAAAGACGAAAATGTAGACACGTCCAAAGAACGTGTACAGAAAAACCCAGAAGATGAACTTCAGCAGCCTAAACCTGACGCAGTCTGAAGCCAAAGCGCTTCAACTAGCCCTGCCCAAGATGTCGGTGCAGGAGAAGATCGAGTTGATGGACATGCTGGAAGAACGTGAGCGTAGGTCATCTCTGTATGGTGCCAGAGACCATATATTGGACTTTGCAAAGCATGTATATCCGGGCTTTAAGGTGGGACCACAGCACAAGAAGTTAGCCAAAATCTTCGAAGATGTGATCTCCGGCAAGAAAAAGCGTGTGATTATCAACATTGCGCCACGTATGGGTAAGTCTGAGTTCTCCAGCTATCTGTTCCCAGCGTACTTTCTAGGTAAATACCCTAATAAGAAGATCATCATGGGTACGCACACCGCCGGTTTGTCTGAAGACTTTGGACGCAGAGTTCGTAACTTGATCGACACGGAGGAGTATCGTGAAATCTTCCCCTCAACGCATGTGGCTGACGACCAAAAAGCCGCCGGAAAATGGTCTACGTCTGCCGGTGGACAGTACTACGCGGCAGGTGTCGGCGGAGCGCTTGCTGGGCGCGGCGCTGATCTATTCGTTATTGATGACCCGCATTCGGAACAAGACGTTAAAGTAAACTCTCGTCTAGCGTTTGACACGGCATGGTCTTGGTTTCAAACGGGACCCTTGCAACGTCTGATGCCGGGCGGTGCGATCATCGTGATCATGACCCGTTGGTCTCTTCTAGACCTCACAGGACGCTTGCTGGACTACCAAACGAAGAATCCTGAGTCCATACCGTGGGAAATCGTGGAGTTGCCGGCCATATTGAACGAGGGCACAGAGAATGAGAAGTCTCTTTGGCCTGAGCAGTGGGCTCTCCCAGCACTAAAGGCTACCAAGGCCAGTATTGACCCAAGATATTGGAACGCGCAGTACATGCAGCAGCCCACTTCGGACAACAGCGCGGTCATTTCTCGCAAAATGTGGAGAATTTGGGAGTCAGACGAGCCACCAATGTGCGATTACGTCATTCAGTCTTGGGATACTGCTCACGAAGTCAAAACAAATTCGGATTACTCAGCGTGCACAACATGGGGCGTGTTCTATAACGAGGAAGAGGGGCACAAAGCGCAGATTATTCTGCTCGATGCCTTCAAAGAACGCATGACTTTCCCTGAGTTGAAGGCGGCGGCACTCAAACACTATAGAGAGTGGGAGCCTGATGCGTTTATTGTGGAGAAGAAGTCTGCTGGCGCACCACTCATACAAGAATTTAGAGCGATGGGCATTCCCGCATGGGAGACAAACCCTAGCCGTGGCAATGACAAGATGGTACGATTGAATGCGATTGCGGACTTGTTCGCGTCAGGCATGGTGTGGGCAC